CCTTTTCGTTGCGGGGGTTTTTAAGTTTTTACCCGTTTCCGGCGTGAAGGCTCACCACGCGACCGTAGTCCCCAAGCTCATACACGATTGTTTGGTTGTTGGTGTAGTGTTCAATGTAACCTCTTTGCTCTCTTACTGTCTTGTGATGGTGGCACTGCTTACACAGGCTTTGGAACACGTTGTGTTTAAATGCGGCCTTTCCCAGCTTGCTCCAAGGGAATAGGTGATCGACCTCTGAGGCCGCTGTTACAAACCCTCTGGTCAAGCAGGCTTGGCACAACGGCTGTCTGCTCAGTTGTGTTGCGCGTGTTGATCGCCAATATGGGGTGCTGTAAGCCGCCTTGAAGGCTTTGGCTTCAGGGGTCAGTTTGCTATGGTCATACACCGTTTCATATTTGTCCTTGCCACCGTGATCCAAGCAAAAGCTGTTCATTCTGCTTTTGAGGTTCTCACAGCCAAGCATCGAACACTTGGTGTTGTAAGGTGCTGTTGGCATTCAGTTCCAATATGGGTTGAACGCCTTGAGAGGATAGAACACAAGGCTGTTACGATAGCCCCCCTTTTGGGTAGGCACTATGGGGGTTACTCCATGTACGTTACGCCATGCGGGATAGACCAGCATTGAGTTGTCACAGCTATCAACCGTTGCGCCGTAGTCCGGGACGGTCGTGTTGCCGCCTCTTGCGTTGTGCTTCTTGGCGATGATGACGTTGACGCATCCCTCAAGGTTGCCGGCATCCCGGTGAAAAGGGGCTGAGATGTTGAAATTGCTGATGCTTGAGGTGAACAGTTCGCCAAATCGCCATTGAGGCGGGACTTTTTCTTCAATGATTTTTTTCTGAGTGTCATAAATCGACGGGGTGATTTCCTTGATGACGCCTTCAGCCTCACGGCAGGCAAGCAACATCGCTTTGACAAAAGTTTGCGCGGTCTTAACCTGATGAACGCTTGACATCGTTGGATAAGGCCGCTTCATGTGAGGCTTGGGTGGGCAAGAACCGATGATCGTGCTGTATTGCTCTACCTCGTTTTCAGCGTTTGTTAGGCCGCTAGACCGGCGCATCACCGACTTGGGCACTCGGTTTGAAAGCAGTTCAGCGTTTGCCACGTTGATAAATTGCGCCAGCTTACCGGTGATCTGCTTCAAATAGAACCCGACAGGCTGACCGTCCGACATAAAAATGGTGTCATCAACGATGTTAGGCGCGATCTCATCGCATCTGTCCCCGATTTTGACGTTGTGAGGGATTTTGATCAGTTCAACGACCTTCATTTCGCTTCCTTTAGGTATCGTGGATGGTAGGTTTTCTTTCGGAAATCGTACAACACGCTCCAATCCACGCCAACAGGCACGTTTTTTTGCATTGCTTCAATCTCTTTCCTCATGCGTTCAATGTAAAAACCTACATAACGCTTGCCTAGCTTCACTTTTTTGTAAGCACAAAGTGTTGTTTCAATGCTGAACACCGATTGGTGACGTATTGGCATATCACGCACTCGCTGTGTAATCGTTTCAAACCCGGCCTCAAGCCATGCGTAGTCTTTGACCGTGATTTTCTTGTCCTCGAAATGGCTGAACAGGTCTTTTCGGTCAAGGGCCAAGACTAAGCCGTTGCGACAACTCTCAGCGTTGCTCAAGTCAAGCGTGTTCGGGATCATTTTGCTGTCCGTCAACACGGAAACCATTTCAAGGTAAATGAACATTGTGAAACGACCGAAATAATGGATGTTGCTCATCCGCTCAAACGATTTGCGGTAGGTTTCAACAGGCGTGTTACCCCGCAAATGATCGTTGAAAAACTCTTGCTGATTCGGCCCGATGATTTGCTTGTACGATTTGAAGCAATTTACAAACTCATTGTTGCTACGAACCCTTGCACGGTCTGTTTGAAAAACAAGTCTTTGCCTGTTAGCGGCCCACCAGCGTTCTAGCCGCCCTACATCGACCGTTTGATAGTCTGGAAATTCGTTGTAGATGTAGAACACCGTTGGCGCGCAGTAGCAAGTGGCAAATAAAAAAGCGAGCCAGTACCGTTGCTCCATGTTGAGTTCATAGCGGTCGCTGATGTACTCAAGGCAATCGTTTTGAGGGTCAATATCGTTTGCCGCCGATGAATCCCGGTGAAATCGCAGGTATTCGGTCAAACCGTCCATTCGTGCACCTCAAACGGGTTCAAGGGCTGGGGGTCTAGGCCGCAACGGCGCAAAATATCGGCAGTAGAACCAACGTAGGTGGCACCGTAGCGGGTTGCCCTGTACCCGGGCCTGCCCTCATTCCGAAAAAATTGCACTGCGTTGTTTTTAAGCACAAGGCCGGAAAACGTAACGTCACTTTTGAGCAGGGCCATTCGATCCGGGGCTTGAAGCATGATCTCCCCATCGTTGTCCGACAGCATTTTGATGCCGTGAGCGCGCTCCATTTCGGCCTTAGTTCTCATGTCGATAACGCCGTTGAACACAAGGTGCTCTGCGTTGAACGTCAAAGGCTGATTGTTGGTGTTGTTTTTGTAGTCGCCGCTTGTTGAGTAACGGCAGTGCCCGATCAGCAGTTGCGTGTCTTCAGCAATGTTCAACACAAGAGTTTTCAAGGATGGGGTTTTTTCGACAACGCGCTTGGCGCGCTTGGTGACTGCGGCAAACCCGTAGGCATGCATACCCCTGATCTTAGACTCGATGAAAAGCCGCCTCAACGTGTTGATAGCATCTTTGTTCGGTTCCGCACAAACAAATCCTAAAACGGCGCACATATATTTTTCAAATCCTCAAAGACTTCCGGGATTGAACGGTTGTTGTCCACGATCTCAAGGCCAAACGGGTAAAACTTCTTCATGTGCGGTAGCTTTTTGATGAAGTTGTAATGCGCCTCAAATTTTCGAGGGTTGTAATCAGCCGCCCCGCGCTTGAGTGTTCGGGCCTTGACGTTGTTCGGGGTTGAATGCAACACGATCACAATCAGTTGCGTCATCCGGGAAAGCCGCATGATAGTCGGCTCGGTCTGGAAAATACAGCCGTGGATAACCATGTCGGCTTTGCTTTCCCTCACTTCTTTTGCGAGGGCCGCTACGCTCGGGATAGCGTCCAAACCGGCCTTGCCGCCGATGTAGTTGTATTGCGGGAATGCTTTTTCAAGCAGGTTTGCTTGGGTGGTTTTGCCGCAACCGTGATAGCCCACCAGATAAAAGCATTTCACGCTTCCTCTGCCAGCTTTTCTTTTTCGTTGCGTAGGTGATTGATAAGCATCATCCCTACATAGCCGCCTTGTTCACGCCACCATTTGACCAGTTCGGTTGCTTCCTCATAATGGTCAGGCTCAAACTCGATCTGAATGGCCTTGCGAACCCCTTGCGCCATGTCGGCAAGTTCGTCATCAATTTTTTCGTCATCAAGGACTGAGTAATCAATGTCAACCGACTTTAGTTCGGACGGGTCAAAAGCAAGGATGTCGATGTCGAACCCTGCTTCACGCAGGTCTTGAATTTCCAACTCAAGCATCTGCTCATCCCAACCGCTGTTCAAGGCCAACTTGTTGTCAGCAATGATGTAGGCTTTTTTCTGTGATGCGCTCAAGTGAGACAGGTCAATGGTCGGCACTTCATCCATACTAAGTTTGAATGCGGCCTGATAGCGACCGTGACCGGCGATGATCCCGTTTTCGCCGTCCAACAGGATTGGCTGAGTGAAGCCAAATTCCTTGATGCTCGATGCTATTTGGGCAACCTGAAGGTCGCTGTGTGTGCGCGCATTACGGGCATACGGGATCAAATCTTTGAGCTTGCGGTAAACAATTTTCAGTTTTGTCATGTCTTGTCCTTTGGTTTATTTGAGGCGTTCCAATTTGTATTTGGTTCGGTTAATGAGCGTTGCTATTTCATCCAAACTGTTTTGCAACTCGCTGTCTTGCGGAAATTCCGGCGCACGGCGCAATGTCTTCAATTCTGTTTGAAGATAAGCCATGTATTGCAGGGGATCGGTGACAGGGATTTCATATGCGGTAGGGAAATCAGTCAAAACGCCATACAAGCCTTGGAATGATTCAACAAACTCGTCTATCAAATCGCCAACAGATTCATAAAATTCTTGTAGGGCAACGTGTTGTGAATAGCTGGTAGTGATGAAATGCTGAATATGCGTAGCTGTTACGCTGTTCAACAAGCACATAGTCAAATCCATTACTGGATCGGGTTGTTGGGCTTCAATGCTCGCTTTGAATTTGACCATGATTGTTCCTTGCTGGTGTTAGTGACGGCTCACATGAAGCAGTGTTATGGCTTGTTGCACTCGATACATTGATGAACCATCCGGGGCTAATCCGATTTTCCGTCACTAACGCGATCCATTGTAAGACGCCTTACTGTTTCGTTCAATACGTCCAGTTCGTTTATTTTCAACACGTTCCAGATACTGCGCCGACCATGTATGCCGTTGTGGTTGCCTTGGTGACAGTCTTTACACAAAGGTATGCACAAATACTGCCGGTGTTGAATGATGTGGTGAGCGTCACTAGGCCCTGATGTACCGCATACACCGCAGTTCATCATTTTGATTCGGGCGATATGCGCCCTTTCGCTTGCGTTGAGCTTGTTATTCATGCGAGCGAATGAGTGTGCGCTCTGTGGCTTGACGGGTGCGCCAAATTTCAATGTCAAGGCGCGCGGCCTCGATTTTCCACTTGAGGCCTTCCTCTTGGTTGATTGCGGCCTCCAGCCCCTTGAGCAAATCCCGATACTCTTTGTCAGCGTATGCCTCACGCTCTTGCGCGTTTGCCGCCTCGATGCCTCGCATGAGCGCGTCTTTCATCAACAATGATTTTTTCGACTTCCGAAATTCCTCAAGGTAGACCCTGTGGCCTTTGGCCGCGCCATAAGCGTCAGCGTTGTTGCGAATGAATTGTGCGGCTTCTTCAGGCTTCATCATCTTCCTCCATACAGTCAACACAGCCGGGATGATCCGGGTCGCGGCAGTCAGGATTGCGCGCCAGCCGTGCTTGGTATTGACGCTCGGCCCTGTCTTGGGCTTTCAGTTCCTCGATTTCATATTCATCAATCATTTCAACACTCCAATTATTTTGAATGCCGCCTCAACGCCATACACGATTGCGATGCTTGATCCGCACCACTTGCTATGCCATTCGCGTTGATCCGGTGTAAGCTGGATGTCAGACTTTGGCTTTGTCGGGTCTTTGACTTCCATGAGGTAAGTGCGCCCATTGAAGCCCACCAGCAGATCGGGACAGCCTTTGCCAATCGAGGCAAGAGACTGAACGCTGGCCCCGACCTTACGCAAGGCCGCAACGATTTCAGCTTGGTTGTCATCGACCCTTGAGGCGCGCCTCATTCATCGCCTTTCGCAGTTGATCTGCCGCAGGTTTCCCCCTGCGTTTCTCGATGTCGTGAATCGTCTGGCTCCACCAATCTCGGGCTTCGTGAACACCATATTCCAATGACCTTTTTTTGTAACGTGCGATCCATTCCCTCGCTTCGCACTCCAGCATCCATGTGTCGTTCATCCAGATCACCTGTCATTTCCAATGCCCGGTTAATGGTTGCCAAAGGGTATTCAGCCCCATCCCGGACGGCGTTGAGTATTTTTTGGGCATCAAAGTAATTCATGCAATGCCTCGCGCCAGAATCTGCGTTGAATGATGGTCAAATTTTCCCCCTCAAGTTCACGCTGTTTCAGCGTATGCGCCCATTTTTTGGGATTGTCAGGGGTTCGTGCAACCGATCGCAACGATTGCACTGCGGCACGTTTTTGCGCCTCGGTGTAGATTTCGGCCTTTGGTTGCGGTTTCGGGTTGGATCGCATTGCGACCCTTGTAATTTCGGCGTCAGTAATCGAGGGCCACTTGTGTGGCTCGGCCCATGCGTGAGCAGAACACAAGTTGCTGATGGAAACAGACCAATGATTTGGGCAGTTGTGGGCTACGCACATCAGCCGTGATTCGGCGTGATGGTCATCTTCAATGCGGTTGATAGTTGGTTTGGCAAAGCTCATGTGTTCTTCTCCTTGATTGCTTCCATCAGATTTGCAACAAAAACCCACATCCTTCCTGTCATAGGTATTTGTTCATCATCAGATGGATTTGCTATTGCTTTAATCTCCTCATCCGTCAAACCAACCCATTCATGTCGTTTTTCTTGCGGGTTTGCGACAGATTCCTGCTTTGTGTCGTGCTTCCCATACTTTGGCGACATACAGACATAACACTCTTTGATTTTCAAACCATGTTCACACTTCATGTGTTCTTCTTCTTTAGTTTTTTTTCGGTCTCATAGATCAAAATATCTGGATAGTTGCCGTATAGTTCAAAAAGTGTTTCCCACTCCATATCCGTCAATCCAACCCATTCACGATCTGGTGGGGTGGTGTAGACAGGAAAAGCACCATGGTCTGTTGGTTGCGCCGTTTCGTATCCTGATGCGGGAAAGTTATCGACATACCTTCTGGACAACCACGCCACCGGCTCCTGCTTCTCAACCTGCTCGATAGCTTGGCGAAGGGATGTGATGGCTTCTCGTCCGGCAGCATCCCCAATAAACTCCAACGTCTCCAACGCCTGTTTCATTGCTTCTATGCTCATTTGTTATATTTCCCGTCAATGATTTTGGCGAAATTGCTTGCGTTCACGATCCACTCAAGGTCTGGCCTCCATGAGCGTCCGTTTGACTCAAAGCCCTGCGACAGCTTGGTCTCCTTGGCGATGTACTCAAAAAACGATGCCCACCAATCCAAACCTTCAAAAACAGTCTTGTAGCCCTTGGGCGAATAGGCTGAAGGCTTTGACGCCTGAATCCAACGATTCTTCAAGTGAGTCTGTCGTGCGCCTTCCCATGATCGGGGTTGAGTGAGGTGTGGCAGGTGTTCTTTGTACAGTTCCAAAATGCGCGTGTGCGGGCAGGGCGGCAACGCAGTTGCTGACTGAGATGCGATAGCATCTATAAGTTGGTTCTCGGTTCTCGGTTCTTGGTTCCCATTGAGGGGGCTATTGACCGGGGCATTGACATTCTTATGCCAACGCTTTTCGGCCCCACGTTTTCCAGCCTCGCTGAAGCCTTGATATTTGGCAATCTCATCGTCACACCGGGTCTTGCGCCAGCATTTGCCCTGCGCGTCCAATGTGAAAAATTCGGTCAGGACGGCCCCGACCATTGCGGTGTAGTCGGGCATCCTGATACGCCGGGCAACTTGCTTGAAATCGTCCGGGATGGGTTGCTCGGTGGTGTAGTACAGATCGAGCAGCCGCCGATATGCGATGTCCTCCTCAAGTGTGAGGTGGGCAGTGTCGGCGATGTAATCACCAACGTGAAAAGGGTAATGGAACATTTTGCACCTTGAAAAAGCACCGATGAAATCCCGGCAGGCAGGGTGCAATCTGCTTTTCGACTGGCTCATGACTTCCAATCTAGCCGGGCTTCAATTATCTGTTTTTTGCCGGTTCGGGTCGAAACCACTCCGGGCGCAAAGCCATCAGTTGCCAAATCCGGGCCTGCGGGATAGTTTCACCCCACTGGCTGATCGCAGGTCGGCTGATTTTCAGCAGGTCGGCAAGGGCTTGCGGCGACCCGGCTTTTTGGATTGCGTCTTGTTTTGTCATGATTTTTTCCCTAACACGAATCAATTTTAAGCAGTCTTAAAGCTGAGATCAAGGGGGTGCACGCCCGATTTTGCAGGCAAACCCCAAAAATTGCGCCTGCATGCGATTTTTGCTGTTCTTGCGCAAGTTCAAAAAATGCACACCGATTGACTTTGACCAGAATAACCCTTCGATCCGGTTGGGATTAAAAATAGTTCTTTTAAGCCGTCTTAATTTCCATCAGAATTCTTTTCATGCCGCTAGTTCGCGGTCTTTATGAAAGTAGACGATGAAAACCACCCCCGCAATCTGCTATGCGCCTTGGGAAATGAAGCCCTCTTATGCTGAGGATTTCGCCTACAACAATGATTCCCGCGCCTTGTACCCGCTTGACTTTGGCGCACTTGACGCCCCCGACATCATCGCCGCTGGATCAATGTATCCATATGAGCTGTCCTCCAAGCCCGGCAATTTCATCGCGATGCAGAACCACATCAGCCGTCCTTAATCGCCCTCACGGGACTTGAAAGTTCAAAATGAATCAACAACGCAAAAACGAAATTCGCGACTATGTGATTGCCCAATACATCGCAACAGGCTCACATCTGTTCGTCAGCGACATCGCCAAAAAATTCAACACCAACGGCACTGGTGTTCGCAACGCCCTCGGCCCTGTCTATTTTTCTTTTGAGGTTGACGATCGTTGGACAGGCGACAACTTCACTGGCAAATACGTTTCATCCCCTTGTGTTGAACCCACCAAATCTTTTTTGATCGACACGATTCGCCAGCTTCAACAGAAACTGATTATCAACGCCAAATTCTGAGGATCAAATCATGAAAAACCTTATCAAGCACACCGACCTCTACATTGGTCAACTGGTTGTCACCAACGATCACCCTGAAGCAGTTGTGTAC